AGCCGGTCAGCTTCTCAAAGAACAATCAACTATGGCCGCAGGCGATGTTGAAGGTTTTGCTTCAGTTGCATTCCCAATCGTTCGCCGTGTATTCGGCAACCTATTGGCACAGGACCTTGTTTCGGTCCAACCAATGAGCCTCCCCTCGGGACTCATTTTCTTCCTTGACTTCACATTCTCGGATAGTAACGCAATGCGTGGCGGTGGTACTCTTAAGACTCGCCTTGCTAACGAAGCTGGCAAGTCACTGTATGGCGGCGCAGTCGTCGGCGCAGGTCTTGTTAACGGAGTTAATCTTGCTGGCGACGAGTCAGGCAAGAGTTTCTACAACCTAAACAATGGCTTTTCAAGCCCAACAGGTTCATCCACACCCGCAGCAATCGCGGCTCAGGTTGCTCAGGTCAACGATGTGAGTATCGTTGGTAGTGGTACTTTCTACAACGCTGTTTCAGATAGCCCAGGTGGCGAATTCTGGTCAACATTGTCGCGAGAAGCGGCTCTAGTTAGCGGAACTTCAACCTATGCTGTTATGGACATTTCCCGTACCTTCTTGGACGGAATGCCCACAGGTAGTGAAGATCTTGCTGCTTTGGTTATTTCGGGCAGTGACGGTATGGGCGGACTCGTGGGTCCCGGCTCGCTTCCAATGCCTGCTTCCAGCAGCTTCGTGTCGCGTGTAACTGCGCACTTCTCAGGATCAGCCACGGATTATGTTCGTATTGCCGCTGTTTCTACTGATGGATCGTTGACCGCAGCTTTGCTGACAAGTCAGCTTATCGCTTCAGGTACTACGGTTTATCACACAGTGGAAGATGATTTCACGAATGGTGGTGCCCTTGGTTCCATCGTAGGCACCTCAAGCGACCTACAAAACGGTATCCCAGGCTGGGGCTTGGAAGCAAACCCCAACATTCCTGAAATTGATATCAAGGTAGACAGCAGTGCTGTCACCGCTGTCACTAAGAAGCTCAAGGCTAAGTGGAGCCCCGAGCTTGCTCAGGATTTGAATGCTTATCATAACCTTGACGCAGAAGTTGAGCTTACGAGCATTTTGTCAGAGCAGATTGCTCTTGAAATTGATCAAGAGATTCTTAATGACTTGGTTGTCGGTGCCAAGGAAACACTCTACTGGAGTCGTTTGCCTGGTAAGTTTGTTGATCGTGAAAGTGGAACAGTTGTTTCAACTTCGCTCTTCCCATCCTTCACGGGTACGGTTAGCGAGTGGTATGAGACCCTCCTAGAAACCATCAACGAAGTGAGTGCTCGCATTCACCGTAAGACCCTTCGTGGCGGCGCAAACTTCATAGTTTGCTCACCAGAAGTTGCTAACATTCTTGAATTCACTAGTGGCTTCCGCGCAGCGGCTGCCGTTGATGAAGAAGGTGGAAGCTGGGGCGTGAAGCAGGTTGGTTCAATCAGCCGCAAGATGGACATCCATGTTGATCCTTACTTCCCACGAGCAGTAATTCTCGTCGGACGCAAGGGTAGCAGCTTCCTAGAAAGCGGCTATGTCTATGCCCCATATGTCCCACTACAGGTCACACCTACCATCTTTGGTACAGAAGACTTCGTGCCTCGCAAGGGCGTGATGACTCGCTATGCCAAGAAGATGGTTCGTCCTGACATGTACGGACTTGTTATTTGCATGGATCTGGTTAACCAGAGCGCATAATAGCTAAAAGTTGTGAATACAACTGAGAGAACCCCGTCCTAGTGGCGGGGTTTTCTTTTTTTAGTTTATGTTTTACTCTAGACAAAAACTAATTATACATAATGATGAGGAGTAAATCTTAAATGCCAACTAATTTACAACCTGCAAGTACTGTTAGTGCAGTCGTTTTACCTGCTGCTGGTACTCTTACCGATGTTTCTGGTTTGCTTGCATACGGAATATATAACACCTCGGCTTTTATAAGCGGGGCAGTAGATCAAGTTGCATACACTTACAATAAGCTAGGCGGGAATATTCTAGATATTGAACTCACTCCGAGAAATGTCTATAATTCCTATGAGGAAGCCTGTTTAGAATATTCTTATATGATAAACACCCACCAGGCAAAGAACGTACTATCTGATATGTTAGGTAATACTACGGGGTCTTTTAATGAGGATGGAGAGTTTGAGACTTATGGTCTAGGAACATCAGTAAAGCCAAACCTCAAGTACCCACGCTTTCAATTGGGTTATGCTACGCACGTTGGCCGAGGAGTTTCTCTCCATGCCGGCATCGGTGCATCTCAAACTCTATTTTCCGCATCTTTTGATGCTGTCAAAAATCAACAAGACTATGATTTGCAAAAACTTATTTATAGTGCGTCGGTAGATGGCAGTGCTGGAGGCGCTGAATTTACCGGATCTGTAGGTAAAAATGCGGTAACAATCCAAAAAGTTTATTATAAAACTCCCCAGACAATGTGGAGATTCTTTGGAGGATATCCCGTTGGGACGGTAGGTAATTTGTCTACTTATGGTATGTATGCAGATGACAGTACCTTTGAATTAGTCCCTGCGTGGCAGAATGTTCTTCAAGCCTACCAGTTTGAGGAGGATATGAATGTTCGTGCTTCTCATAGCTCGTTCCGCATTAATGACAATAAACTAAGATTATTTCCTATCCCAAATGGAACTAATCCTAGTAAATTTTGGGTAGAATTCCGAGTGAGTGAGGATGCCTTCACAGAAGACCAAGATAGGAAATATGGAGCCGATGGGGTCAACAACATGAACACGTTACCTTTCCCTAACGTACCCTATGAAAATATTAATAGTATCGGAAAACAGTGGATCAGACGTTTTGCGTTATCCCTCTCTAAAGAAACCTTGGGTCAGGTGCGTTCTAAACTAGCGACGATACCAATCCCAGGAAATGATGTAACCCTGAACGGACCAGCTTTGATTAGCGAGGCAAAAGATGAGCAAAACTCTCTTCGCGAAGAACTTAAGACAGTTCTAGATGAAATGGTGTATGGAAAACTCGCTGAGGGCGACGCTGCCCTTCAAAACAGTATCGCTGAAGTAGTGAATAAAATTCCTACTGGCATTTATGTAGGATAACCGATGGCAAACGACCCTCGCAATAACCAGTGGACTCAGCCCACTTCCCCGCCACCGCCTCTATTTGTTGGTCAGGCAGAGCGTAATTTTGTTAAACAAATTAACGATGAAGTTATTGAGCGAGTCATTGGCCAGCAGCTTTTATATTTTCCTATTGACATGGAGCGCACAAATTATCACCCACTTTATGGCGAAGCTATTGAAAAGTCATTTCTTCCTCCTATCCGCGTTTACTGCTTGGTAGAATTCAACGGATCAGACAGAACCCAGACAGAGTTTGGTTCTGATAATCGCTACAACGTAACGGCTCATTTTCATAAGCGCCGCCTTACTCAAGATCAAGACTTATTTGTACGTCTGGGGGATTTTGTGCAATATGATCAGATGTATTTTGAGATTGTTGACGCATTTGAACCGCGTTACCTCTTCGGGCAAGATAGTGACTTTGCTGATGGAACGTCACTGGAGGTAACAGCAGTATGTAAAGAAGCACGCCGTGGATTATTTGACGCTGGTTCAAAGATTGGCACTGAAAATAGGAGAATCAGCTAGTGCCTATTAACACTAAGCCTAATGTGGATTTAAACACTCGCTATTCTTTGGCTGGGTCAACCCATGAAACTATAGATTATGCTCTATATAATTTTTTAAACGATGCGCTAAATGTATACTGTACCACTAATGCAGGCTTCACCAAAGTGCCTGTGATTTTTTCTATTCCCGAACGAGCTTACCAAGTAAAAAATCAAAATACTTTACGTCCTAACGCTCGTACTTTAAATTATCCATTAATGTCTATCTCCAAAGAGTCTATGAACCGTAACCCAACTAATCGGGGAAGGTATGGGGTAGGGATATATCCATATTTTACAGCCTTAGGTGGCGGGACATTGGATATCGCCCGTATAATAAATCAAGACAAGACAAAAAACTTTGCCAATTCTAATAGCATTCGTAAATCTGCTAGCAAAAAAGATAAAAATTATCAAACCTTTCCGGAGAATAATAAGGAAATTGTTTATCAAACAATGAGTATTCCAATGCCCAGTTTTGTAGAGATTACTTACAAGATTACTGCAATTACCGATTATCAGCAACAAATGAATCAGATTTTACAAGTGTTTCAAAATTTTACTTCTACCCCTGGGGTCTTCAATATTGAGCACGAAGGAAATAAATATGAAGCTTTCCTTTCTCCTGATTTTACAATTGAAAATAATGCTGCGGGGCTAGATGTTGATGAAAGAAAATTTCAAAGTAATATTTCTATCATGGTTTTGGGCTACTTAATTGGGAAGGGCGATAACCAAGAATATCCCAATGTTGTAGTTAGAGAATCGGCAGCTAAAATACAAATTCAACGCGAGCGAGTAGTCTTGGGAGATGAAGTACCTTATCATATAGGCAAGAAAGTAAAATATCGCCCATGAGGTTAAATTAAATACCCAAGGACTTTCGCTTCATCGCCTACTATTTATTAGTAGTGAAAATCTACCTTTGATAGCTTTTATTTATAGAGCTTCAAACATTACGAGGAGACATTAAACAAAATGGCTGAGGACGTAAGAAAATTTAAATTCATATCCCCTGGCGTTTTCGTTAACGAAATTGACCAATCACAGTTACCAGAAACACCCGGTGCAATCGGACCCCTTTTGATTGGCAGTGCCCAATCAGGACCTATGCTCAAACCTGTGCGAGTAAGCTCGTATGGTGATTTTGTGGCATCTTTTGGTGAGCCACTTCCTGGTGGTATCGGCGGAGACCCATGGCGCAACGGTAACAAGACTGCACCTACATATGCTCCATATGCTGCTAAAGCTTATATGGCAAACAATGCCCCTTTGACGTTTATCCGTGTGGGCGGCTTGCAAGCTGATGACGCTACAGAAGCGGGCTATGCCGGATGGCAAGGTGGAACTCTGGATGCCACACCTGCAAACGGCGGATCATGGGGTATCTTTGTCTGGCCATCCTCCTCTATAGACGGAGTGGCTACCGCCATGGCTCCAGTTACTGGTGCGTTGGCAGCGATTTTATATGCTACCTCGGGTCGCCTGTTGTTATCTGGGACTACTGCTGCCTTGGCTGGCCGAGGCGCTGGCGATGAGACAACCGGCTCGGCGTGTGAGCTTATAGAATCAGACGCTAACGGAAACTTGAAATTACTTGTAAGCCCAGACGGAACCGACGCTACACTAAACGCAGTCACCTTCAATTTTGATGAGACTAGCAAACAGTATATCCGCAAAGTGCTGAACACTAATCCTACAGTCACTAATAGTACGATTACAACTGCTCAAACTAGAACTTCTAATGAGGGTGGCAACTACTGGCTCGGTGAATCGTTTCAGTCAGTGCTCGCTCAAAAGGGAACTTCTACTATACCCACTATGGGTATTCTAGGAAAGGGTAACGACAGTGGAACAATTATTGGAACAAAATTCCATGCTGCAATTCTTCCTTTAGAGAACCCCCTGTCCATAACTGAGGAACTAAGTGATCGCCGCTATGCAGCAAAGCGAGGCACCACTGGATGGTTTATCTCGCAAGATACGAACGCATCCCATACGTCGTATCAGCCTAGCGATATGCGGAAGTTGTTCCGCCTAGAAGCATTAGCTCCTGGATCATGGGCACAACAAGAGATCAAAATTTCTATCTCTAACCTCAAGCTTGCGACCGGCGACTTCCAGTCTTATGGATCGTTTAGTGTTCTAGTCCGTGATATTCGCGACTCAGACAAGCGGATGAATATTATAGAACGCTTTGACGAACTAAATCTTAACCCTGCATCTGCAAATTACGTTGCAAAAGTAATTGGCGACAAGTTTGAAGAATATAACGCAACCGATAAAGGGATGCGAGAATACGGTGTTTACGATAATAACTCAAAATATATTAGAGTTGTTGTGAGTGACGAAGTAGAATCAGGTGCTATGACGCCAGGGCTTGTTCCTGCCGGTGTCTATGGTCCAGTCACTTATCGCCCCTTCACAGTTATTAGTGGATCGGGTGCTCCTACACTGCTTGGAGATTTCACTAGTGGATCATTCGGATTAAAGACTGCCAGTGAGGTAGAAACCCTTGCTGCCGGCGGCGGCTCGGCTCGCTACGGACACCTCGGCGGCGACGCTTTGACAGAGACAGAATACGCCGGAGTTGTAAACCTCAGTGCCCCAACCGCCACTAACCTCCTAGGATTTAGTGGCTCGGTCTTCTTCCCTTCAGTACCTCTTCGCGGAAGAAGCGATTGGGGTGCTCCTAAAAACCTTAGTACCACGTTCTGGGGTGCCTGGACAGGAAAAACCAATACTAATATCAACTTTAATGAAGATATAGTAGATATGGTTCGTGCCCAACCTCGTGGACTACAGGACAATACTACAGTTACTACCTTGGATATAGCTGAGTCTGGATCATATGCAAATTATCAGGCATCACCTCTAAACACAGCCTGGATCTTTAGTCTTGATGATATTACCAGCGCCGCCGACGGTCAGACATATTATTATGTCTCTGGCTCACGCCAAGCAGGAACCAGTCTTTCAGCGGCTAGCGGATCATTTACATTCTGTGTTGATAACGGACTGGATCGCTTTACGGCTCCGCTTTTCGGTGGAACAGATGGGCTTAATCTTCGCGAAAAGAATCCTTTACGAAACGCCTTGATGGATGGTAAGACAGAAAAGACAAGTTCTCCTCTGTATTCACTCCGAGCAGCAGTCAACATGGCTTCTGATCCGGAACGCCTTCAATACAATATGGTCACCATCCCTGGAGTCACTCAGCCTTTGGTTACCGACTATCTATTAGAAACTGTTGAAGATCGCGCCGACGCTTTGGCCATCGTAGATCTTCCTCTTGTTTACTTGCCTGCCTCAGATAGCAACGCAAGCGAGGAAACACGTAGAAACTTTACGGTTAAGCAAGCTGTAGATAATCTTCAGTCTCGTAGTATCAACAACAGCTACGGCGCTACCTATCTTCCATGGGTTATGATCCGTGATACCAATACTAACCGCACTTTGTGGGTCCCCCCATCAGTGCCAGCATTGGGGTCCCTATCATTCACTGACAGAAATGCTGCCCCTTGGTTTGCCCCCGCAGGCTTTACTCGCGGTGGACTTAGTGAGGGTGCCGGCGGATTGCCAGTCTTGGATGTTACCCGTCGCCTAACTTCGGATAACAGAGACTCGTTGTACGAAAACAATATTAACCCCATTGCTAAGTTTCCCGCAGAAGGAATTGTGATCTTTGGACAGAAGACGCTGCAACAAACTGCATCAGCACTGGACCGTATCAACGTCCGACGTTTGATGATCTTCTTGAAGCGTGAAATTTCTTTCATCGCCTCACGCTTGTTGTTCGGTCCTAACGTTCCTGCTACCTGGGCAAACTTTACTTCTCAAGCACAGCCGCTACTTAAGAATGTTAAGGCTCAGTTCGGTGTAGACGATTTCAGAATAGTGTTGGATGAAAGCACCACTACTCCAGATCTAGTAGATCGTAACATCATCTACGCTAAGTTATTCATTAAGCCTACACGGGCTGCGGAATACTTCGCTATTGACTTCATAGTCAGCCGAAGTGGAGCAAGCTTTGAGGACTAAAAAAAGTTTTATAAAACTATATAATAACGGAGAGTTAAAACCATGAGTAACGTTTTTTGGTCATCAACCCAACCTGATCCGAAAAGACAGTATCGGTTTGTGGTAATTTTTGCTGATTCAGTCGGCGCAAACGCCCCTAATCGTATTCCCAACTTTGTTGCCAAAACGGTAACCAAGCCTAAGATTTCAGTGAGTACTGTCCCTCATATGTTTTTGGATCACGAGTTCAAGTTTCCTGGTCGCGTGACATGGGATCCGATCTCAATAACGATGGTTGACCCCGGTGGCAAAGATGATATAGCCGCTGCTCTAATGAGCCGTCTTGGACAATCTGGGTATAAATACCCAGATACAAGCGCCGAGGCACTTATTTCACTAAGTAAAGGTAAAGCTGCCGGTGCTGTGGGTACAGTTGCTATCGCTCAACTAGACGCCGAGGGTAGGGTTGCTGAACAATGGAGTTTGACGAACTGCTTCATTACAAGTCTAGACTTTGGCGGTTTGGATTATAGTTCCGATGAACTCTCAGAGATCACTATAGAGCTTACTTATGATTGGGCTACTTTGAATGATCCTGATAATGTCGCGAACCCAGCCGTTGACCTTCCAGACCCCAATAGGGATCTTTAGGTAATACGGATATTCCATATACAAAAGTAAATTAGTTCAGTATACTGTTACAGTAAGAAACGAAAAGGTTACATTATGAGTAGAAATCAACAACGTACAGGTCTTGCGGATGCTGAAATGCACACGCCCCAGGATACAGAGACCCCCGCCCCAGCGGCGGCGGGTCTGTCAGCGCCAGCTTTCCAATGGTCAGCCCCCACCGAGATGGTGTCTCTCCCGAGTGGAGGACGATTTTATCATCCACAGCACCCCCTACATAACGCTGACACTGTAGAAATTCGTTATATGACGGCGAAAGAAGAAGATCTTCTGACTTCTCCTTCACTAATTAAGGCGGGTATTGCAGTAGATCGGATGCTGGAGAATTTAATCGTAGACAAGACGGTCACATTAAACTCTCTTTTATTGGGGGATAAGAACGCCCTCATTGTTGCTTCGCGAGTAACAGGATACGGACCAGAGTATACTACCAATGTTACGTGTCCTTCTTGTGGTGCGATTTCTCGTCATAGCTTTGACCTAGAAGAAGGCAGGGTTAGTGATTTTGAGGCAGCTTTAACTGAATATGGAGCTACTTTAAACGAGGAAAACAACCTAGAGGTTACACTTCCCTTCTCAGGGGTAACAGTAGCCTGTAGGTTTTTGACAGGACAAGACGAAGTAAACGACTTTAAGCGTAACAAAAAGAAAAATAAGTCTAACAGAGGTAATACTAATCTGACAGACCTTTTTAATAACATCATTGTTTCCGTTAATGGTAGCACCACTCTGGAAGATATTTCTGGATTCGCTACAAACATGCCTGCTAGAGATTCCATCTACTTAAGAGGATTTTATGCGGCTGCAACCCCTAACTTAGATCTATCACAAAATTTTGAGTGCTCAGAATGTGGATATGAAGCGGACGTGGAGGTTCCGCTCACTGTTGACTTTCTATGGCCTAAGCGATGATTATAAAATAGGCATATACGAAGAATTCTTTCAGATGAAGTACTGGGGTGGTTGGAGCTTTTTTGAGGCTTACAATCTGCCTGTTACTGTCCGTCGCTGGTTCATTCAGCGACTAGTGAAACAGAAGAAAGAAGAAGCCGAACAAATCAAAGAAGCAAACCGCCAAGCAAAATCGTCATCAGGATCGCGTCGCCGGTAACTAAAACTTGTTTACCAACCTATTTATTGAGTAGTAAATCATCAGGAGGCTGATCCATGGAAAAGCTTACAGAGAATCAACTAGAAGAGGTGGTCTTTGATTTGGGTGCGGCTCGCAAGGGACAACTCAACGAAAATATCCTTCATGTCTTCGCAGCGTGGATTCAGTATCTTTTATCTAAGATGTTCAAAGGACGAAAAGTTCCTGTAAAAGTTCGTGGAAATCGGATAGAAATTTCTGCCTTTACTGACGCTTTGGTTAATGAGAAAAGATATATGAACTATATTAAAAAATATGGTTTAGATGATCCCATGACCTATAAGCAGAAGGGCAAGTTAGATCTTGCAATTCGCAATTTTGAAAGAGAAGCAAAGATCAACTGGCCAATTCGCGGGCACTAGGTGACTGACAATGGCTAATGGTGACGGAAATAATAGTCTACCTACCCCTGAACAGGTGGCGGCTGCGGCAGAGGCTGCAAAAAAACAAGCCAATTCGGCGGAGCTAGTCAACAAAAAACTTGCAGACCAAGCTAAATTATTAGCCGAGTTAAACACGCTAGAAGATCAAATCAGGGATACTCGCGAGAAAGGTCTTCCTGTATCTGATTCGGCGAGAGTCCGTCAAATGCAGCTTACTGAAGCTACTGAGGACCTGAGGGCTGCCCTGGAAAGACAAGAGGCTGCATCCGCCAAAGCTAAGGCAGCAGAAGAACTTCTAGCTAACGCTCGCCAAGCCGGAACAACCGTCCTGAACAACATGGTGGGTGCTCAAAATATGGCAGCCACATCCCTGACAGGATTTACGGGGGCTGTTTTTGATCTCGTTAATAATTTGGATGAGGCAACAACAGGACTTGGCAAAACCACAGGTTATGTTAACTCCTTTAATAACGATATTATTAAATCAGCGAACGCAACCAAAGACTTCTCCGTCTCCGTCGCAGAGGCTGCGAGTGCTATCGGTGGCTTATCTACTAATATGACCCTCTTCAATACTTTGGGGGCAGGACAAAGAGAACAAATAACTAACACTACTCTTGCTCTGGAAAGGTTAGGCGTCAGTAGCCAATCCACAGGTCAGGCGCTAGATACTCTTACCCGAGGTATGGGACTAAGTGTTGCCTCCGCCGCTGATGCTGCACGCAGTTTTGATCAACTAGCTCAGAGCGTTGGCTTGCCAGTTACAGAGGTGATTGACGGCTTTAATCAGATTTCCGGCGACCTGTCTAGGTTCGGCACAGATGGTAAGAAAGTTTTTGCAGATCTTACCAAACAGGCACGTTCAATGGGTATTTCTATTCAAGAGGCTTTTGACCTCGCTGAGGCATTTGATACCTTTGAGTCCGCTGCTCAACTGGCAGGTAAACTAAATGCCCAGATAGGGCTCCAATTGAACTCAGTGGAGTTAATGAATGCTTCTCACGAAGACAGAATTAAAATTCTACAACGAGAGTTTAAGATGCGGGGTGAGAATTTTGATGATATGTCGCGGCGACAAAAGCAAGCCATTGCCGAAGTGATGGGTGTGGATGTAGATATGGCTTCTCGTATTTTTGGCGACCCCGTAAAGTTAAGAAAATACCAAAGAGAACAAAAAACTTTGGAAGAAAGAGCTAAAGCTGTCACGACAATCCAGCAAGACTTAAATAACTTGTTCCAGGAGATGATGCTTATTTTAGGTCCAGTGATTAGTGGTTTGCGTACTCTCACCAAATATATAGCTAGTTCTACTATCCCAAAATATCTTCTTCTTGGCGTAGCTATTACTAAGCTCGTTGGAGGAATGCCTTTGTTGATCAAGGGTATTGCTGGGTTAGTATCCAATTCAAGTATGTTGACGGGCATTGGTGAAAAGATGGGTAGCTATTTCAGTAGTGCAGGAAAAGGAGCAAACCAGTTAGCGGCAGGTACTCAAAAAGCAGGTAAAGCATCGGCAGCTAGTTTAGGAAGCCTTGCCGGTATGGCGTTAGTAATTGCAGCAATCGGCGCTTCTATATTCCTTGCCGCTACCGGAGTTGGTAATTTGGTTGCATCTTTCAAGGGGCTGGGAGACGCTGCTCCTTATGCCGTTCTCGGGATCGTAGCCTTCGCCGGAGGCATGGCACTCTTAATACCTGCTCTTGTGGCAGTGGGAACTGTTGGGTGGCCCGGTGTGGCAGCAATTTTAGCTCTAGGCGCTGCAACAATGATGATGGGGAAAGCTGTGCAGTGGGCTAGTGGTGGAATTACGAAACTTGTAGAATCAATTGGTACTCTAATTACAGGTGTTATGGGATCAATATCAGGAATCTTCAACTCTGTCAATGGATTTATTACAACTTTGGCAAATATGGGAGCACTTCAGATAGGCAAGGTAGCTCTAGCAATCGTTGCCTTGGGGAAAGCCTTAGGCGAATTGCTGTCCATGGACACGGCTGGAGCACCAGCACTTCACAAACTATTGCACTCAATTGCACAAGCAGGAGATGGTCTAGAGAAAATCCAAGCTAATGCTGAGTCCCTCAAGTCACTGGAGCGTGTAATAAAGGTATCAACAGAATTGGATGCTGCAAACGTTGCAGGACTTCAGGCAATGGCACAGGTTGCTTCCGCTCCGGCGCAAGGCGCAGGGGCTGCCGCACCGAGTAAAAAATACAACATTCCAATTACGTTTAAAATTAATAATTCGGATATGCAAAAGTATGTTGTGGATATAGTTGATGAAGAATTTAATGTAACGAGGGTCCGCTAAAATGGCTGATAGTAAAAATAAGTCTCGCTCATCGTTGCGCTCAAACGAATCCGCCAAAAAAGATAACGGCGACTTTGGCGTAGGGGAAGAAAACCTATACAATAAAGGTTTCGTTTTACGCATAGAGCATGTTCCCACTAAAAGAACGGTTGAGTTCTCTGCCTTTATCACTGACCAGACCGATGCTTTTACTAGCACTTGGACCGAGGAAACAGTTTTTGGTCGTATGGATCCGATTGCTACATTTGAATCTACTAGGCGTGTGAGCAGCATCGGTTTCACTGTGCCTTCTTATTCTCGGGTGCAGGCTGCTCATAACTTAGCTCGCATAAATACTCTTTTAAGCATGTTGTATCCCACCTACGCAGTTCAGGGTGGCGACAACGCAGTGGGCACTACATTAAATATGGGTCCGTTAGTACGGGTCAAATATGCAAATATTATTGACAATGCTGATGTTCCTGGTAAAGGTCTTTTGGGATATATTACGACAGGTATAACTGTCACTCCTAACTTAGAGGCAGGAGTGTTTGCTACGACTGGTGGCACTCAAGGTACGGCTACCGGAATAGAGGGCAATGAAATTTTATACAGAGCTTATAATGTAAACTTTGAACTCTCTGTGTTGCATGAGCATTCTCTCGGGTTTGTAAAAGGATTAACCCATGACGGAAAGGAAGGGTGGGTGTTTCGCAGTCGCAAAGGTGCTTTCCCTTATCAAAACAAAAAGCACTTGCCCTACACTATTCATGGAATGGACTTTTCCGACAGTCAGGGCAGCACTGCGTCCACTTCGGTTGGTCCCGGCTCACCCTCCGCAGCGGCGGCATCCGGACCCATCCCATCAGGGAAGCAAGTACAAGTCCCTCCTCTTCTGGGACTTAATGTGGGCAAACCTAATACCGAAGAACGTAGGAAAGCCATTGACAAACTAAATAAGTCAGGTGCAAATGTAGCAAAAATTCAAAAACTATTAGGATCTTCAACAGGATTTAATCTTAATTCTGCTGCTGGAAGGAACTACGCTTTACAAAAGCTTTCACCGACTCAGTTTACAGCCATCCAGGGACAAGTAGGAAACATCTAAGGAACATAGCATATGGCATACTCTAGAATGACGGCACGAACTATTTTCACTAACGATCTTAAAGAATATCAAAAAGAATTCTTTGATAAGCGTGGAATTAAGCAAACCCCGCAGTATAAGACAGGGCGATTCCGCCCCTTGACAGCGGCTCAAGTACAGAGCCTAAATACTATATCCGTGACCTGGGAATCGCACCTAAGACTACCTGTATTGGCTGAGGAAATCTATGGTAGTCCAGAATATTGGTGGGTTATATGCCTTTTCAATCAGCTTCCTACTCCTGCTCACTTTAAGCCTGGTATGATTGTGTACGTGCCGCAACCTCTTGATGAAGTCTTAAGTTATTACGGGATCTAGATATGGCTGACTTACTATCCCCAGCAGAAAAAGCGGAGCTTGCTCGTCAAAATGCCCAATGTTTGTTGGTAAATAATCTTCCTGATGTTCTCGCATATACTGGGCTGTTGTCCGGTAACAGTAACAAACGTGGTGGGGCTTTCCCACTTCCTAACGTTCCGAGGTCGCTCAAGGGTTTTCAGACCCCTGGCTATGCTGGAGCCCTTCAAAAGACCTTGTGTCATCTCGGGTCGCCCGATAAGCTAGTCAACGCCCTCACGGCAGACTTGACCCCTCCTAAAGCTTTTATACATGCGACCCCAGCACAGTTATCTCAACTCCAGCCCCGTGTTGATTTTTATATTCGTTCCAACGAGCGATCCAATGCTGGTGTTACTACTCCCACAGATCGTAAAATTATATTTAGTGATTATGTGAGTGGCGAAAAAATGACAAAGCTTCAGAGTGTTCGCGACGGTTCGGGGGTATTAGATGGATCTTCTGGGGGGTGGAATGTAGGGCTGAAAGAGTTTAGTTGGATCTATGACAACAAACACGAGGGAGATAAAATTGTTAAAGCTAAGATGATCATGTATTTCGGGTCACTAACTGAACTAACTAATAATTACTATCTAGACTTTTTGTTTGTGAGTGGCCGCCGCACTTTGTCAGCTAGTGGAATGAAAAATGAAACCGATAAAGAAAAAATTCAAAGGTTAAGGCAAAGTTTAGAAAAACGCAAAAAGCAACTAGGCTCTGGAAAAGTTAGTAGATCACCCACAGCTACCCATCGTGACGCCCGACAACTTAAAGTTATTTTGGGCTGGGCTCTTCCTCCGCAAAAGATTTATGATTTGTTTGAAGATGCGGTTCAAGCAGATAATTTTTACGAATCTGTGAGACAATCCCAGAGAACACTGCTTCTGAACCTTACTCAGTATGATCTTAATTTTAATCAGAATGGCTCGGTAGAGGTTACTTTAGAATACATTGCAAGTTCCGATGCATACATGGTCAGTCCTCAGGCAGACGTTTTGGCTGACCACCGAGACAATCGCGATGGTGACTTTATCGCTACTGGGCGCTCCGGTCTCAACCGATATATTGGCGGCACAGGACGATTATCTGAACTTTACCCGGATGGATACATATATAGAACTTTGCGTGCTGCCCTTAATGCCAGACCTCCGACTGATTCTGACGGAGTGGAAGTATTTGGTGTAACAGGGACTAAAATTTTAGCAGAGATAGATTTCTTAGATGAATTATCACAGTTGTACTCACTCACCTTGGCTAACAGTACGGATAAAGCCTCCCAAGAAAAAGTGCGTCTTGCACAACAGTGGTTGGAAGGCGCGGAGGCTGTGTATGCTGATTATTTATCTGCATCAGCCACATCTAAATATCAAAGTTTTTTATTAAAGCTGGTTGGAAATGGTAGGTGTTTTCGTGCAGTCGCCAAAACCGAGTTTATTAGAGCACGTACAAACCAGTCTGGACCTCCCCCAAAGTATTACAAGCTAGAGGGGGGAATTTCCTCTCTTAAGCATGGGACAACAGATACTACTACTACATCCGCCCGCCAGCGTATGAGGAGGCTCGCAGGTGCCATCGCCAAAGCCAAACAAGATGGTATTACTGCCCAAGAATATTTAGATGGCGACGGCTCTGCCGGCGGCAGTAATGGAATCATCAACCCTGATGACCCTGCTGAGACATCGCTAACCACTCAACAACTCCAAGACGGTAAGCGAGAGATATTGTTTGTGCGCCTAGGAGACCTCATACAAGTCGCGACTGACTCGTGTCTTATGCCGCCGACTACTCAAATTATTTTAGGGAGTTTTTCCCCCCGAGAAGCTCGTATGAGAGGTTTTGCTGACGGTGAATTGGTATGTTTAGCAGAGTTACCAATTTCTTTAGATTATTTTGGGCAGTGGTTCTTTGATCATGTGATATCTTCAGATCGCGATGTTTACCCTTTTCGCCGTTTTTTGGATGATTTGCTTAATGACTTGGTTAATCCTATTTTAAATGAATTATGTTCTCCTAACAATACTCGTCTTACAGCAGCATATACAAATTGTGTAATTGCGGCAACTGATACTGTGGAAAAGAATATATCACCAGGTGGTACCGCTACTGACAACAGCCTTATCCCAGTGGTTAAGTTAGCAGCGCAAAAAGCATCAACATCTAGCAAGGACGAGGAACTCATAACTCTCTTGCTTATTCATGCAGAGCAGGTGAATGATGAGCGTGTTGGCGATCGGACAGTAGATGAACAGGAAGGAGTATACCATTTTTTCCTCGGAGCAGACAGGGGACTTGTTAAGGAATTTAACTTTTCTCAAAAGCAGATGCCCCAGTTACGGGCGATGAATATTGAAAAGGTAAACCAGGGGGCTTCTAAGGCTGGCATACTTATTTTGCCCATGGATGTATCTTTACGCATGTTTGGTAATTCTTTGCTCAGAAATGGGAATATGATTTTTGTAAACGCTAATTATGGTGTCGGACAGCGCGTTGCCGATAGTCTCAAGTTGGGCGGCTATTATAGAGTTTATAAATCTACTAATACTATCCGCCCTGGCTTTTTTGAGACTACGGTGGATTGTATTTTTGAAAGGCCTCGCATCAATCCAGCGCCAAAAGTAGACGACAAGGGGAACACGATCGGTGGCATTTAAAGACGCAGGAGAGAGATTAGCATCAGACATGAGTGAGGGGTCTAATGAGCTTTCTTCTGAGGCAGTCTTTCGCGAAAGAAAAAAATATAGAGATGTAGTATTTCCTGATGGAATGATTGACAACATGTGCGACACTTGGGGTAAGGACCGTTTTTATGGCAAGATAAGCCCTCGGGGTAATGCCGTATTGCCCATGGGTCGCCGCCTTAAACCACTACGTTATACCACAAGGGGAAGAAATTTCTTGGCTTTAAATTTTGTTGCAGATGCGTGGCGTGACTTAGCCGAACGATTGAGAGAGCTTTCGGATACGGGGATTATTTTTGAGAACTCTCCCTGGTCATCTCCAGATATTCACAAAGCCTATCAGAGTACAAATTATGATTATGATGAATATATTAAAGACGCTGTATTCCCAGTCTTTACTGAGGTGTTTATGGATGGCGAAAAGAACACCAAGTTGAGAGACTTTAATTCCTTTATGGATCTTTTTTCCGAATATTACAAGGACATTGTTTTACGAGCAGGAGTCTTGACTCGTTCTGCGTATGTAGAGAGCGCAATGGCTAGCCCCCTCTGTAGTGGACTGGTCATAGAACTTGGCAATGATTCTTACGATGACGATTTTTTGAAGATAGAAAAGTATGGAGACTTCAACTTTAATATTGTTGCTAGCATAGCATCTCAATATGGGTTTCTTATAGATCGTAATGTGCCTTGGAGATTGGTAGCTGATCTTTCCAGCAAAGCAATGCAGGAGTATATGATTGGAGTACCTATCGCAGGAATTGAAGGAGACTTCTTAAATCAGCTAGACGAATGTCGGCAAGTTATGAGAAACAATCCGTCTTATGTTCCTGACTTTTTTGGTTATTCACAGATCCCTGGTTTTGAAGATGTTCGTCGGCACATACACGCCTACATTGATCAAGCCGGCGAATTAGAACCAGGATATCCAGCTTATTATCCTATAAAAAACACCTCCAACCAACAAGAAATCGCCTCTGTTGTATTTTCTCAGGCTTTTGAGGAGACCTGGAAAACTGATATGGATTATCTATCCCCTTATTTTTTAAAGATATACAACTCTTACGTTGGCGCTTATCCTATTGTGAGCATTTATTTACCTGGTGACCCTGTTTGTCCTTTGGGGAAACAGATAACTATTCAAAGAGAGCCAATCACTACACGAACTATTGCCGGTGCATCCTCTCGCTACGGTGATCGCTGGTCTTATAAAACTTTTTACAACATTCGTACCGAAGAAAGAAGAAAAGGGTATTCTATAACTCAAGATGGGGTTAACCTTAGGGATGCCACTAATATATATGACTTCCGGACTGGCAACCCTGCTTCCCGTTATACAGCAACTTTACGATTTATTCAAAATAACTTTTTAGGACCTTTGGTGAACAAATTCTTAAACATTCGCACTGTTGGTGATATTCTTTCATAGAGGTATTATGTTATTTCAAACTTTAGATGATAAAGCAGAGTGCGTGGGAATCTGTAGCGACGGCCAATTGTATTTTCAGCCGGACGACATACCACAGAACCTTTCTCGGACGTGGAACTATGCGCCATATTTACGACCCTTAGACATAGAGTATGCCTCCTTGTACTTGGAGGGCGCTCTGTTGAATGATTGTCTTCCAGAATATCTTAAAGATGACTGGGAGGACGTTTCTAAAAAGCTGACCTCGTTTAAGAGATCACTAGATCTTGGACAGGTTAATCTCCAAGAGAATTGTTTTTATGACTTGGTTCCTAAAAGATTTTTATTAGATTTTTGTGGCATCAAAGATAAAATAACTTCCTACGTTTTTGAAAATATTCGTCGCCCTGATCGCTATAGTTTTTATCACCATGTGGCTTGTATGCTGGGTGATATCAGTACACACCCCGTCAATGTGGATCATCGGGTTTTGCAAAGCCTATCTCAACCTAAATTAAAAAACCAGATAGAACAGATTAAGTCGCGCCAACATGTGGTTTATAAACAATTTGGTACCAAAACAGGTCGTCTCAGTACTGCTAAGAATTCTTTTCCCATCCTTACTTTAAATAAGTCTTTACGCTCAGCGATCAAGCCTACTAACGATTATTTTATAGAAATTGATTTTAATGGGGCAGAGGTGCGAACTTTGATGGGGATATTAAATATGGAACAACCCACAGAGGATGTCCATAATTTTCACTTAAGAGAAGTTTTCCCCGAACTTGCAACTCGCGACGAGGCTAAGGTTTCCTTCTTTGCATGGCTCTATGGATCCCGCCGCCATACTAACGCAGCCGCCATAAAAAAGTTAGAATCTTATTATAACAAGACAGCAATTTTAAAGAAGTACTACCAAGATTCTGTTGTG